GTGTTTCCGTAAGATTGATCTCCGCTAGTATAATCGTTATATGTCGCACTAATTGTTTTAGATCCATAATATCTAGGAACAGTGAAAGAATTCAAACTATAATTGTAATCCTGTAATTCTGCGTAAGGATTATTAGGATTTGTGTAGGTGTTATAGTTATCAAATTGAGATCTACTAATAGACTGAGTAATCAAGCCGTAATTAATAGGTTTTAATTGATTTGAAGTGTAGTCTAAATCAAAGAATCTTTTAGATCTAACAGAAGCAGAAACGTTTTGATACAAAGGACTCAACGAATAAGTTGTATAAAACGATGCTGTACCAGGAAATTGAATTTTAGATATTTCATTTTGACTACTAACAGAGGTCATAGTAGTAGCAGTAATTTTTGTGCCCTTGAAAGCGCCTGTAAATTTCTCTCTACCATCACTAGTAGTATAAGGAATTATACCAATAGAAGAGGTATAAAACCCGCTATCAGCAGTTGATCCGGAAAAACTATTTGCTGCAGATCCAGAGATATTAACCATGTCTATCGACTGCGAGAAGTTATTGCTAACACTCATGCTAGGCTCGTGTCTAGCGTATTTGTTTCTTTCTAGAATGTGACTCTTAACAATAATACCAGTAGATAGATTTGCTCTAGCAGGTACAAAATCTTTTATCGTTTTGAACAAAGAGTTATTGTAATACTTGATTAATCTTATAAATTCCCAAATGCTGTGAGGCTTTGTATAAGTGCTAAAATAACTTTGTTTTTGTACTTCTAAAGCAGGATAAGAACCTGAATACATGTACTCTGGTTTACCTATCAATTGATCCATGTTTAGATTAGGTAAAGACGAAGATATATTCGTATTGATAGTGTAAGCTGTAGAAAAACCAACTTCTAAATTAGTAGAGTTAAGTCTTCTATCAGTATTGTAATATTGTAATGTTGAAAATGGAGAAAGAACAGAAGCGCTTAAAGCCATTGGAGTTCCAGAATCGTCCATGTGACCATTAATATATATAGAGCCTTGCATAGAGCCCGTTCCTATGTATATTTTATTATTATTTATCTCTGAAATACCTATTGACGTGTAACGATCTTCTCCACCAAATTCGTTGATTGTAAGTATATTGTCAGGAATACCGAAAGTAGAGATCAAAGCTTTTACAGATCTTTGAGTTCCTCTTGTCTTTAATAAATAGGGCAAATTATGATACAATCTCTTGTATATTTCTCCTTGTAAAATTTCTGGACCCTCTGTTGTCAAACTAGAAGTTACGTAGTTTGTTATGTGTTCGGATCCTGTTGGAGGTAATAAAGATCCGTCTTGATTGATGCCAAATAAAGTATAGAATAAGTTGTCCGATACGTTAGTATTGGTGTAGAATTCGAATCCTAGACTCTTTAAAGCATCGGATACAACGTCCAAAGAAATTCCAGTTTCAGGATTATTGGAAGCTTCGTATCTGTTTGTAACGTCTTTGTAGTACAACCAAATATTATCGAAATGTTGACCCATCATGTCCATAAAAGTAGCGTAAGGAGCATTATTTGGATCGTCCAACAAGTATTGAGGAACTGTATTCTTTAATAAGTCTTTGTTAGTCGCGTCATAAAAAGAAGCGGAGTATAATAAAGATGTGGTACTTGGAGTAGTAACCGTATCTGCTGATCCCAACCAATTTAAAGCTGCTGAGGACGTTACAGAATACAGTTGATAAGGTTGAGTAGTGGTTCTCTTTGGCCACGACCAACTTCCAGAATTAAAGTATAAATAGTATTCGTACGTATCAAATTTTTCAATGATATTATTTATTGAATTCTGTATAAAACCGATAGAAGAAGACACTGTAGAGGCTACCGTAACACCTCCAGACAATTGGCCTTGTTGTGCTATCTGATCGTTAAAGCCTTCTATTAATTCTAATTTGTATACGAAATTATTCAATCTCTCTGTTGCGCTAGAGAAGTGAATAAAGTTTCCAAAATTGCTATAATCTACGTTGATTGCTACCGATTTGTCTTGATAGTAACTCATTAACTTTTGGTAAGAAGAACTTATCGGACTAGTTAATAAGCTAGTATAATTGTAGTAAGGAGTAGTTTGAGTAGTCTTTTCGTTAACCTTTATTTTAAAGTTTGGGCCTCTTAAAGAGTTAGCGGTAGAAGAGGTTTCTACTGATGTTTGAATATCTACATTAAAGCTTACTGACTCTGCAACTTTATCAACGATCCATAATTGGGACTTCATATCGTAAGCCGCAGGTAATGGTTCGTAAAGTTTGATTAATAGGTTTCCACCGTCTGCATCGTCTACATAAGCAACATTATTAGCGATAACTAATTCGTTATTACCAAAGTTTAAATAGAAATCTGGAAAATAATTCTTTGATACCGCGTAAGATTGATACTGAGTAAAAGAATTTCTTATAAGAATATCGCTAAGTACTTGAGAAGAGATTTTGATCTCTGTTCTTGAACTAGAAATTTCTTTTATCCAATAAAGAGTACCATTACTAGAATTAAATAGCTTTCTAAAGAAGTTGTATTGTATATTTAAAAGACCTCTAGTGTAGCCTTTTAATTTTAAATCTTTTTCAGGGTCTAAAGTTAAAGCACTAAATCTATTTGATCCAGCTATTGAATTTGCATCAGGATAATAGTCTTTAACATTATAGTCTTGGTCAACTAAATTTCCGTTAGCATCGTAAATAAAGAACTCAATATAGTCGCTAGTATCTCCAAAATCAGAAGTTACAAAGTTTGACGATACTAATCTATTATCTTGAGAAGAGTACGTTTGTTGTGAGAAACCAGGGCCAGAATACTGTATGCTAACTTTTTCCATTAAATTAATTTGTTAATATTGAGATACGCGTTACTTAAATCCAATATTTGTTGACGAAGAGAGTTAATCTCTTCTATTAAAGCCAATTTTTCTGCGTCTAATACAGTTCCGCCTATATACTCTTGGCTAGTTTTTACCAAGTATTCGTGAGATTCTGTAAAACCGTTTGCAGGTATATTATAAAATAGTTGAGTATAGTAATTAAAGAATTGCCCGACAGTAATAGTAGGAGCTGTTACAGGTGGGGGTGGAGGTACAAGCTCTGTGAAACTTGAATTAATTACTTTTTTGTAAGTATTTAAACCTCTTACTTGTTTTACTAAATCTACCTTTGTTGCCATTATCTAATTATTTTAAATATAGAACCGTTGTCGATATCTATAGATTCTCCTGTTGATAAAACTACTTTGATTAAAAGTTTGTAATATCTTTCAGGCTCCAATCCACTCATATAAACTGTAAAGAAACTGCTTGTCGCATCGCAGCTTATTTTAGTATAAGTAGTGTCGAAATCAATTACTAGGTCTTCTGACTTAACGTCTTGAATTGCCCAATAAGAGGTTTGAGGTAATGCTTTATTTACTGTATAAATAGAAGAGGTTACAAATTGTCTCGTTGGATATTTGTCCCTTGAATTAACTCTAAACTTGTATTTTCCTGTATCTGCTTTAAATATACCGGCATTATTTTGAATTGATACAACAAAATCGCTGGTATTTAAAACGCTTAAACTTCCTGTAACGTAAGAGCTATCGTCCCATCTCATCTCTAATGTAGGAGGATATATAGTATGTGTATCTACTGAGAAGAAGTTTAAAGCTATAAAACTTGAAGAACTATTTTCTACGGCTTGAGGATGCTTAACAATAAATCCATTATTAATAGATCCGCTAAACCATCTGTTAACAATAGAGGTAACATCAGCATTAATGTCTTTGCTGTCCTTGTATCCGAAAGATTGAGTAGCAAAAGAACCAGTCCAATTTCCACCACCAGGAGTTAGGAAATAACTTGCGTTAGACCACTGATTAGATCCGCTAACATAAGACAAAGGATTATACCAAGAAGCTCCATTAATTGTAATAGGATAATCCGTAAATTTACCAGTACCCATATTCCAAGAAGAAGACACTTGAGCAATTTGAATGCTATAAGTGGTTGCTAAATTTTCTGCATTGGCCAAATAAAGTTTTAATCCAGCCTGCCAAGATGCAGTAGCAAAAGATTTTATTGTAGCAATGTCGTTAGCGCTAAATTGAATCAGAGCTCTTCTTAAATCGTCGTTGTATATAGTTTGAGTTGGATCTTCTCCTATTGTGTATTGTATAGTTTCTACATTATTTTTAGCAGAGACCTCCAAAATTTCGTCCAATCCTGTATTCTGATTGGCAAATCTAGAGTATAACGTAGCATCTGCAGATGGAAAAATTTTATATACTGACATTGTTGTTTGGTTTAGAATGATACTACTCTGCCTCTTATATCTTGTTGAGGATATTTCGCCTCGAATATAGAAGGATCTAAAGAAGGATAGATTACGTTGTTTAATGTTGCCGATTTAATATCGTACGAGTACTCTGAATAACCATTTGCTGCTCCGTACTTATTGGATATTAAAACGCTTTTAACTGTTTGAACTCCATCAACTTGATCCAACATAGAATATACGTTAGATAAAATTATTGGTTGATTAATTTGCCAGTTATCAGTATTAAAATAATCTTGTAAAGTCATTAAGCATCTTGCTATAACGTCTTCGCTTGTGTAATTAGGTCTTACTATGATATCAAAATCGCATCCAATATTAATGATATAGGCAGTCTGAATATGAATAGCATCGGTTAACATTCTATAATCAGAAATATAATTCTGTAAGTTTGTCATTAAAGCTGTAGAAGGCTCTGCCAATTGGCCTGCAGTATTTAATCCTAGTACGTACATGCTAACTAATATTTGATCTTTTTGGCTAGGATCTGCGCTTAAATAATTTGTAAAAGTTGCATCGTCTTTAGTAACATACACCTTAGCGATCTTACCAAATTTAGAAGGCATACTTAAACATCTCGCCAAGTAATCCTCTTGGGTAACTGCTCTTAATTGACTTGAGAACTCTGCTTGGATATTTAATTTTAATTCTTCGTTAGTGTCTCCATCTCCACCACCTGAAGCAGGATTAACGTTACTAACTGCAATGGTATTTTCAAAAGAAGGATCAGTTGTACTAACTGTCTTACTAACAATATAAGTTAATTGATTAGACAAAACGTTAGAAGCCGCTCCTCCACCAGTTATGTAAGTAATTTTTAAAGTAGTATTTTGAGGCGCCAATCCATAAGTTTGTGTTGTAACAAAATTAGTAGGATCGAAAGCAGTATTCAATAAAGTTAAACCGCTAGTTAAGCCAACACCAACCGTATTTGGATTTGGAATTACGCTAGTATCTGAAACTTGATTGATGCCCGCTCCAAATTCTAAATTTAAAGATCCATCAGTTTGAACTCTTGTCGTAAATCTTCTTGGAACAGTTAGCTTCTGAATCATGTAAGGCACTTGATTGCCTGTCTGATAAAAATCAGGATAGTTTGCAGCTGTATTTTCTACTGGATTAAGAATATAATCTTGAGCCAAATAAGGAACTTCGTACCATAAATTACCGTTTGAATCTTCTACTTTTAAAATAGTAATGATATTAGAATCCTGTAAATTTACGGTTACAAATCTTTGAGCAGAGCCAAAAGTAAAATTTTGAGTTTTAACTTGACCAGATATCGCTTGAGTTGATTTCTTTAATAAGAAGCTTGTTGGAACTCCGTAAGAATCCACTGTATAAGTAGTTACTGTTGTAGGATCTAAAGAAGAAGACATTGTAAAATCTACTTTATTAGGAACATAGAAGAATATAGAGTTATCTATATTAGATCTAACTTGCATTCCAGCACTTATTGTAGAAGCATATACAAAATCAGGAACAATATCTCCAGATAAGTTAATAGAAGGAATTTGTTGGTATACATCTAAATCAACTATTGCAGCAGAAGTAGTTTTTGGTCTGTATCCCAACATGTAGGCCAAAGAGTATAGATTGCCCTTTTGTTTTGCGTATTGTAAGAAGGTCTCTTGTAATTGATTGTCTAAATAGAAAGACAATACGTCTCCTACGTAAGAAGCCATTTCAATAAACATAGAACCAGGAGACGCCTGACTAAAGTCATTGTACACAGTTGGATAGTAAGATTTTGCATATTCTATCAAGTCCGATTTGAAGGAACTAAAATCTTTGTTTAAGTATTTTACATCAGTACTGTTTGGCATCTTTACATGTTTTGTATTGTCAATAACACATCGTCGTTTTCCCTAGTGTTTTTTATGTTATAACTAAATTTTATGTTTATAGAATTTGTATCTGGTTGGCCTATAACGTCCAATTTGGTAACATTGATTGCTGTAAAAGCGCTTTCTAACTGACTCATTAAAGAGGTTTTAATGTCTTCAGCAGTAGAACGCTCTATTTGCTCGAACAGACTAGATCTTAATCCGGCTCCAAAGTTAGGATTAAAAGGTCTTTCTCTTGGATCGGTCAAAAGAAAGTTAATTATATTGTATCTTAACTGCTCTTTTGTTGTATATACAGATTGAAAAACAGAAGGAGTTTCAAACGGTATCTTTACGCCTATTCCAGTAGAAGGCTTTAAATCAAGGGGCGATATGTTCTTAATGTTGTATGCCATTAGATTTGTCCTTTAGCCAACATTTTATTCATTAACGCTGAAAAGTCAGGCACTTCGTTTATCTGTACCATGCTTGGATCCGAGCTTGGTCTTGCGGTTGCTAACATTCCGTTAACGTCTCCAACTGCAACTTGCTTTGGTTGGAAAAGCTCCATTGGATCTGCCATTCCCATGCCTTCCATTAAGTTGTCAGTGCTATAAGAAACAAATTCGTCGTCTCCTTCTGCCATTCCAACAGCGGTCTCGTTTAATAGACTCGCCAAAGGATTGTTTGACGTAAAGTTTGGTTTAGGTTTAACAGGTTGTGTGTTTAGAGTCAATGGGACAGCTTTTTTAGCCTGTATTGATTCTTTTATAACCGGCTTTACTACGTTAGAGGATGCGATCTCCTTTATAATGGAGGGCATTTCTTGACGGATGGCTTTAACCACCTCTTCTCTTATCAATTTTCTAAGTAAATCTACTTTTGCCATATCTTATAAATATTGGTTTTTTAATATTGCTTTTTTAATCAGGTTGTCTTGTTCCTGCTTTTAGTTCGTCTATCTCTTTTTGTAATTTATCTAATTCGGTTTCTGCTTCTTTTATTTTCTTTCTTCTGTCTACTATAACAGGTATTCCTAATGGACCAAGTAATATTGCGGCGGCAACTTCTTTTTTCCATCCTTGAACCTGTTCTTTTATTGGACTCATCTTATTTTCTCTAGTTTTAACAGAAGCGTCTATAGCTAGTTTCTTTTGGAATTTACCAGTTCTAGAACCGCTTGGATCTGATTCTTTAAGATTTTGAGATAATTGAGTTTGTGCGCTTGCCATCGCCCTTCTCATTCGCCTTCTTAATCTTCTGCCACCCTTTATACTATTTACGAATCCATTAAGACCTAATCCTGAAGCTCCGCCGCCTTCTTCTGTGTCCGAATCTTCACTTTCTGGATCGTCTAAGCCGTCGTTAAAATCTATAAATTCTACTCCGTCTATTGATATCTCATCATCCATTAAGAAATTCATTGACTCTTCCATAACAGCAATATCTGCAGGTCTGAATCCTGAAAATCCTATATTAAGTTGACCTGGATCCACTGTTTTATTTGCCGCTAAAGAGCCTTGAGTTTGTAAATTGTTTTGTAAAGAGAGATCTACACCGCTAGCTCCAAAATTATCTGCAGAATTTAATACTCCGCCTATTCCTGAATCTAGTCCTCCAACTCCGGTTCCACCTAATGCTCCTGCCAATCCACCGTTAAGTCCGTTACTTGCAGCGCTTGATCCTTTGCCTAAATCAGAATAAGCATTTCCTCCATAATTTAGAGGCGTTTGTGCATTTGCTAAAGCGTTACTGCCTACTCCATTTACTGATGTTCCGTCTGGGTTTAAAGTGCCTTTTGCAGAATTGTTAAGATTACCAAGACCAGTAAGAGCTGGATCGTTACCGCCTATGCCATTGTTTATTAGATCCGCTTTTTGGCTGTATCCCAAAGAATTTGCATTTACTAATCCGCTTGATAATAGTTTTGCTTTTACTTCGTTTATTATTATTCTATCGTCAGAAGCATAGGTTGGATCGCTCTGCAATGCCATTATGCCTTTATCGTCTATAGCTATACCGAATCTTCTTCTTATATTTAATTCAGAATTAGCGACCTCTTCTGTAAGAATCTCTATTGTGTAAGGTCCAAATGTATTGTTCTTAGCATTCTTTTTATTAAAGTAGTTAGTAAGAAAAGCCAATAATTCGTCAGCTCTAGATTGTAATGCGTCTCTTACGTCTTTAAAATCTTGAATTAACTTAGGATCTACGTAAGCTCCATTGCCTCTTCCTGAATTAGGATCATTTGCTGTGCCAACTTTTACTACTCCAAATCCATTTCCAAAAGAATCCAAATTTAGATTGTTAGTACTTGTTACTACATTATTTGTAGTTTCTGTTCCCGTGCCTCTTTTATTTTGCAATCCACTAGCATTTCCTGAATTGTTAAGAACTGCTCCACTATTAGAACCGCCATTGCCACCACTACCATTAGGATTTGCTCTAGGCAAATTAGTAACGTTACCAGCATTAGCAGTTTGATCTAATCCATAAGCGTCTAAATCGGATTGTAGTGTGCTAGGATTTTCTAGTATTTGATTAGTATTGCTATCTGCATTACAAGCTTCTAAGTTATAGATTATTACTGTTAACTTATTAATTAATTCGTATAATTTTGAAACTAAACTCTTTAAGAATCTTATTATAACTCCTAAAAATTCATTGATTTGTTTTAATCTATTTAAGAACATTAAGAATCCGTACTCTTTAATAGTCTCTTGCACTACATTAGAAGCAACGCTTGTTACACCAACGGTAGTAAACATATTTGGTATAGGAACCCCTAAGAAGAATTTTCTTAATATCCAGAATATCTTTACTAGAAGTAGGAACAATTTAATTAACATGCTTCCAAATGTAATGAATCTAAGTATTGGAGATATTATGTTTATTACGGTTTGACACAACTTAATAAGTCCATTACATAAAGGAATTAAAAATTTAGGCTGTATTAGTTTTGATATGGCTTTAACTGCATCGCCAATGGCTCCGTTTAAAAATCTATCAGCTAAATCTATTGCGCCGGCAACAGTCGATAAATTTTGAACGCTTATACAAACTGTTCTTATATCGTCTATTGTTTTTATTGCCTTTTGAACTTCATCATTTGGAAAGTTTTTAATGTCTGTGTATCTATTGAATATAGAAAAAGCATTTGTTAAATAGTTATTTATTATATTTAACTCAGGAAAAGCGGCAATAATTTCAGGATCGTTTAAAGATACAGTTATGTCTGTTTTAAAATTTTGGGAATCCAAAGTTTTCTTTTGATCTTCTGTAAGATTTTTATTGGGATCTAAAACATCATTTTCAATACTTACTTCTGGAGGTAAAGGTTCATCTACTGATTGACCTAACAATTCTTTTAGTACGGCATTTATTCTTCTTACTAATTGAAATACTGCATTTTTGCTTTTATTAGTTTTAGCATCTCCATAAGTGGTGTAAAAATCGTCTATAAATGTTTGAACTTGAAACGCTTTATATTTTATTTGCCAAACTCTTTTAACTAATACGTCTGTAGTTTGAGGAGGTTTTGTAGGATCAAATTTATCGGCTACAGGAATTTGATTTAAAGCATAATTAATAACATTACACAAATCAACTGAAGCAATAAAATCTAGTACTCCAAATAGGCCCTTATCTAATGCGTCTTGTATAGAAGCTCCAAAACCGGTTTCTCCACTTCCTCCTGCCGCTTGTTTTTCAAAAGTTCCGTAACAAATATCGTCTATCTTGCTTTGTATTTTAGTAATAGTCTTAGCCGCAATTATAATTCCTTTTTCTATTCCTGGTTCTGCTGTATTTTCATCAAGCGCATCTAAAAACTTTCCGCCTTTTGCAAGTCCAGCAGTGGTATTATTTGCGGCTGCTAATGTGTCAATTTTCTTTTTATTTTCAGCAGTAAGTTGGTCGTAAGCAGTAGCCGGTTTAATATTTGCAACCGCTTTAGTAGCAGGAAAACTTTGTGGAGCTGATGGAAGTGATGGCATTACTTGGTGAATGTAGTTTTTGAAAGATTAAATGCATTCAAAGGATCGCCTTGATTTGTAACTTCATTATTAACTGCTGTAGCGGATTTTTCTAATAAGTCTCCAACAGAGGCTAACGCCTGCATGGATGCTGGTAGGTTACTATGAGAAACACGACCTAATTGTTTTCCTACTTCCATAAGAGCTTCAGAAAGTCTTGTTAGTATTTGATTTGTTTTGTATCCCAACATAACTGGCTCTAATCCAGAAGTGCTGCCTGGCATATTTGGATGGCCTAATATAATTCTTGGAGAGTCTATTGAAACTGCTCCAAATGCGTCCAAATGAATTTCGCCTATAGAAGATAATCCTATATTTTGTTTTCCAAATATAAACACAGCGTCTTCTTTGGAATGAATTACCACCCTACCGCTTGTGATTATAATTTGATTGCCTTTATATGGAAATTTAGGTGTATACATTATGCAAAATTATTTGCGTCTTGAGTTGCCGCCGATATTACTTCGTTAGTAGTAGGCATCAATTCTATTTCTAATATGTTTTGATTTTGTGGATCTACTCCTTTACCATAAGAAGCAAAAGGAAAATTTGATACGTCTTCTAAAACTATCTCTTGACCCGCGGTTAAATATATGGAAGACTTATCCGAATTAATGTCTTCAACCGTTGTAGAAAAAGAATCCGAATCAAATGGAGTGCCTTGTCCGTTTCTTATTATTGTTATTGGATCTCCAGAATTACCGGCATTAGACCAATAGTTAAGGCTTCGCATTCCTTTTACAGTGCTTCCAAATCTTATTGATTGTCCAAATCTAGATTCTAATATAATATCTCCTTCGAACGGTCTTAAGTTTCTAATATCGTCCCTCTCAATAAAAGTGTTTCCCAATGGAAGTCTTAAATTTAAAGATTGAGTCTTGCCATTAAATCCTGGTTTTGAAGAGTACTTAGCCACATACTTAGCATACTCTTCCATATTTGGAAAAGCATTATGATTAGCGCCGTTCCATAAAGCATAGGGAGGAAAATAAAACAAAGACTTAGAATTAAAGTCGTCGTTTAAACCAGTAGATGGTCCACTTAAAATTAATACAATTTCTCCTGCTAATGGATATTGTTTTATAAAGCTAAATATTGGAAAAGCTGGTTCTGATACTGCTTTAAGTTTTGATTGCGACAGATTAGAATACATAATTTCGTATCTTATCTTGCCTATGTCTTTAAAGCTAGTAAAGTCTGTGTCAGGAATTAAAGTCTCTTTAACATTGGGCAAACCATCAGGTCCTTCGGTTACTTGCAAAGATCTAATATAAGGGCCTAAAACTATAGATTTGACCCTTGCTACTAAGAAGTATTGACCGAATTTGCCGTTTTTTTCGGCTTTAAATTGTTGCCCCCAAGCCATTATGCTTTAGCTATTTGTTTTTGAGATATTGAAGTAACGTCGCTCATTAACTGTTCAATGTCTTTCTCTGTTAAAAGACCGCCGTCTTCAACGGACTTGTCCTTGGCTTCTGCAGATTTTTGGAATGCACTAAGAATTTTCATTAAAACTTCGTCGTTCTTAAGACTAGAATCCAATAAACCCTTGATCATAGGCACCAAAACGATAGCATCGCCAGGTCCTTCAATCATATCTGCCAAACGTAATATCTCTGATTTTATCGTTGAGTCCTGAGACTTGTGCTTGTTGTATACCTCTTCCACCAAATGCGCCAAAGTCTTACCAGGGAAGATTTCTTTTTCAAGTTCCATACTAATTTTTAAATAAATATCACTGGTCAACGTTTTCTATGTGATGATCCAGGACCTCTTTGTATGCCACCTTTAGCTTCTTGATCACCTTAGTAATTGTATTGGACTGACAGTCCGTGATCTCTTTTATGTATATGAATAGAGCTTTCTTATTGAATATGTCTATGTTTTCTCTCTTTTTGAATACCTCTAATATGGCATCTGCTACCTTCATTTCGCTTTCTTTCTCAAACATGGTAGCCAAATTGGTATCTACCACCTTTATAAATTGATTAATAACAGAATTCCTATTAACGTCCTCAGTCTCTGTTCCTATGACCAAACTTTCGTGGGTTTTTTCAGAATTATCTACCTCAGAAACTTGCATTTTAGAAACCATCTTCTTGTAGTTCTTCTGATTGTAGATAATCAAATATCTTTTAGCAATGGTACCAAAATAAGAGTAGGCTTTACCTTTTGATTGATCGTAAAGGTGCAATTTTTGTAATAAGAAAGAGATAACTTCGTACTTAAGATCTTCAATATTATCTACTTCTGTGTAATAAAACTTAAATGTATGGATAATATTCTCTGCTAACTTATAGAAAGCGTAGTGAATTTCTTTATTATATATCTGATTTGCTACCGCTTGATTGGGAGCTAGACGATACCTTAGAATTGCCTCTTCAGTTTCAGAAGTAAAGTAGACGTTCTTAGTTTTTGGTTTTCTTTTTCTAGGCGTACCTTTTATGGTAAGACCCATATCCGGTTCCGGTTCAACCATTAATTCTTCTGGCATAATTTATTTTCTCCCCGTAAATTGTTGAACTCGTAATTGAATTGCTTTGATGTTTTCAAAAAGCTGTAATAGCTCAGGGTCAGATTGGACCCACATTGTCATATCTATTTTATTTACTAGACCGTTGAAATCGTCCAATAAAGATAGGGTATCGTTTACAAAACCGCTTTGGTTGATCACTATCTCTTCAAGGCGTTTGTTTTTTCTATAAAGATTATATACTACTGCGCCTAAAATTGTAGCTGTCCATAAGACTATGGCTATTGTTGATGTTAACATGATATTAAATTTGTGTTTCTACTCTCGAAGCCATTAAATCTGCTTGATGTAGTATGTAAGGTAAATTAGATTTTATTTCAGAGTCAGCGCTATAAGTAATGTAATAAGACTTATTTGATTCTTCGTAAAGACCGTCGTGTAACTTGATTGCTAAGAACTCGTTTTCACTAACGCTAATGTTTGCCTGTTGTAAATAGAATAAACTACGATCAGCAATTCTCATGTGAGTAATATTGTTATTGTATTTGAAGTGTGCTCCTTGCTTTTCTACATGCCAAGAAGAGTCGTTAGGAATATAGAAAGGCTCTTCATTAGTGCCCAACTTACCAAGGTCATGATTAATTGCTGAGAATACTAATTCTTCAATGGTATAATCTTTCTTCTGACCAAAGCGCGCCCATACTTTATCCATAACTAAAGAGGC